TAGGAAGATCTGCGCTCTTTACTAACACGCTTAATGTGTTGGTCAATCCGCCTGAGAAGAAATCATCTGGTTGATTGTAAACGATGCGGACGTGGAAACTAAATCCAACCTTAGGGGTCAGTGCATAGCCCGGGTCGCTAGTGAATGTGCGGGCAGCATGCGCGAAATCACGCAGCTTCACTTCTCCCTTGCCCCTACCTGATGAATGGTTTGCCATAGTGTATTATTTATAGCCAAAGAAAAAGCCCGGCTTTTGGCCGGGCTCTATTAATAAGACTAATCTTATTAGCCTGTGGCGCTCACGCCAATCTGTCTTGGAACATTTGGTGAACCGACACCGTCGCCTAGTGGCGTCTGCAGGGCGTTGTCGAATCTAACAGTCATAGCGATCGTTACTGGCTCGCTGGCGCTATAGTTTAGGTCACCATAGTTGACTTCTTGCAGGAAGCAACCATACATCTCCCAAGTCTCGAGGACCTGCGGAGCGTCAGCACCGTTACCGCCATCTAGCAGTTCGCAGCGCATGGTGAACTTGTAATCGATACCTGCTGAAGCTGAGCTTTGCTCGAAGAAATCGAATTGCTTCTGTAGCTGTTCACCTACTAGCTTGCTGACGGTGCCTAGTGCATCGTCCCTGACGTTGACGGTTGCATCTCCCCAGCTATGCTTGCCTGCCATCTTGATCCTTGAATTATAAACGTCGATCGTGATGTCATCAAATGATACCTGTGGGCGGGTGAAGTCGATCACCTGCTTGGTTAGTTCCGTCCTCGGCGTTGAAATACCAAAGTTCTCAAAGAGTGCCCTAAAGCGATACTTGAGCTTTGGCATCAGCAAGCCCTGGCTAGTAGCTGATTGATCGCTAGCTACTGGCACAGTGAATCTTGTTAGTGTTGCGACTGCCATCTGCGTCTCCTGTTACCCTATATTTATTTGGCTTGAACTCACCACGCGATCCTTATCAGACCGCGCGGCTTGTTGCTAGATTGCCACTTGATATTTCGCCCGTGTTCTTGATCCTGATTGGGATGTAGATGAACTCGATAGCCTTGACTGGTTCGATAGCGATGTCAATGTAAAGCTCATTGCGATCGATCCTGTCTGGGGTATTGTTGGTCTCATCACACACCACCAGGTAATCATACAGGCCGCGCTTGGTTACGAGATCGTTGCAGAACCTGTCAACGACACCCTTGACCTCATCGCGTGTCGTCTTGTCGTTTGGCTCGAACAAGAACGGCTTGACCATCTTATCTAGCTGTGTCCTCATGAACGCGATCAAGCGTGCTACGTTGATCCTGTCCAATGCTGAGTTGCTGCTAGCGCGGGTCTTGTTACCATCATTGATGATACCCGTTACTGGGCTGTAGGTCAATGGATTCACAGCGTTCTCATAAAGTATGTCACGCACGCCTTGGCGCACGCCTACTGCAAAGAACTCGCCCGTTTCAGTTAGATAACCCAACCTGCTTACGTTATCGAGTCCACCACGGCGAACGCCTGCTGGAGCAAACCATTGTGCAGCAGCTTGGTCTGAGCGCAAGATCATCCTTAGCACGCCATAGCTCGCTGGCATAGCCACTGAGTTACCTGCTAAGTCTGAGCCAAGCACGCTTGGATAGAACACTGCTAGGTATGGATCACGTGTGACCAACGCATCTTCGCTCTCCACAGAGTTGAGTTCGATGTTGGTTAACCAGTTTGTGAGATCCGTGCCTTCTGTTGGGATACGGAATGGGCTGTCGCCTACCACGAAGCCTGTCTGCTTGCGGTCATTGTTGAGCTGCACCATGTTAGGGATGAGCTCTGGATAACCAGGAGCAGCGATGAGGTTGAACTCGCGTTGCTCTTCACGTATCTCTGTGTTGGTATCGATCGCTGCCTTCATGGCCTTGACGACAACATTGCGTTGTGCGCGGCGACCAAAATAAGCATGACCATTCTCACGGCTTCCGCTGATGCTAACCCAGGTGTTAACCTCTGTTGGGAGGGTTTCGCCTGCGAAGTCAGTGGAGTTGAAGTAGTTCTTCCTGTATTCCTTGACGTTGAAGCTGCTGCGCCTTGTGTTAAACAAGAGCATACCACGTGGGTAATTAGCTGCGTCAGGTGCATCTAGGTCGACCGTATTGTTGGTTAGTAGATCTGCGATAGCTGGGATCGTGTCGTTCACAACATCTAGAGTGGTGCTGCCCATGAAGCGAGCATCTGCGAACAGTATGCCGTTTTCTGTGGTTTGATCGGTGTTGTCGATCAATGTCCACTTGTCTTCGCTGTTGATCACTGACCAGCGACGAATCACTGGGTAATTCTCGAGATCGCTGGTATCGATCCACAAGTCTCCATATACCAAGCTAGTTCCGTCGCTCTGTGTGGTCGGTGCTGTCACTGAGAAGATAGGACCGTTTGGATCACTGTTGGTTAGGTTGAAGCCACGTGCATCTGTAGCCACGTTGCGGTAACCCTTCCAGTTAGTGCCATCATGGATCATGATATCAGCTTCGCCTGTTTCACCCCAATACCACATGGTCTTGTCATCTGGATCTTGTCCTGGTGCAGAGGCGCTCGCTGTGTAAGTCGTAGCAACCCAGTTAGACACGATGATCTCGCCGGCGTTTGGACCTGCGCGGCAAAAATCGTTGGTGTTAGCGATGCCAGCGTCAGCTAGCGGGGTGCCTAAGGTATCTTTGAGAACCAACACGCCACCTGCGGTGTGGGTGATCCTCACCGAACCATCAGCGTTCACTTGTGCGCTAACATAATCTAGACCAGCTGCTAGGACGTCAGCGACGAAAGTCGATGCCGTGCCGCCTGTCATCTCGATAGTGGTCGCTGCGCTAATAGAATCGCTGTTAGGCACGCTATATTTTATAGTGAACCTTTCGCCTGTCATGAACGATGGGTTTGTATCATCGCCATTGACGCTGGTCACACCTGTCTTGACCCTGTTAAAGAGCTTGTAGGTAACAGTAGAATTTGCGCTCACATCATATTGGACATAGACAGAGTTAGCTGGAATGCCTGAACCGCCGCGCAATGGATCGTAACCCTTGTTAGCTGACTGGTCATTGGCATACAAAGGTGCAGCCAACGTCTGCCATGCTTGTGTTAATGAATTCCAACGCTTGACTGCGAAGCTAGCGCCATAGTTGGCACCAGTGGTCTTGACCCATATTGATCCGCTTGGACGTGGGTTACCATCATTCGTTTTCCATGTTGGGACCGAAGTATGCTTGCTAAGCTGGACCGCTGGGCGATAATAGGTCATGATTTCGATGCCTAGATCGGTCAGAGGATTGCCGCTGTCATTGTCAATCATGATCGCACCATCAACTGTGCTGCCATCGCTGGCTGCTGTTGAATCTGCATAAATCACCAGCTTACCGTTCACTGCTGCTGCTGTCACACCAGTGATAGCAGCGGTGTTGATATCAGATGCTAGAGAAAGCACTGTAGTGCCTGTAAGCGTCACGATCTCGCCGTTGATTACGATGCTCTCTGCGATGTTAAGCGGTGGATTAGTAGCTGATCCTTGTATCGTTGGCCAGCTTACCATCCAGTCGTCTGAGCCAACCAATACCCAGTCATTGCCGCTGTTCTTATAGTAAACAGGGTTGTTGGCATTGGTCGTAACGATAGCATATTGACCTTGCTGTCCTATGCTGGTCTTTGGCACGCCGCCTGAGAGATTATCTGTATCTGTGATAACCAGAGGAAGCACTGGGACGAATTCTTGATCAGTGGCATCCCACTCGAACAAGCCAGTCCTGGTTGGGACTAGATCCAACCAATATGTGCCATCGTCTGGAGCAGCCAGTGGCCTATCACCTAAGCTGACTAGCTGACCTAGGTCAACGTCTGCGCGGATCACGTAGCACTTGTTGGTAACTCCCAGCAAGCTGTATGCTGTGAGCAACCCGTATTCATTTAATTCGTAGCCGTGTATCGGTGCGCTGTTAGTGTTGTTATAGAACACTGGGCTACCAAAATTCGTGATCACATCACGCTGGCTGGTCAGCACATACAAGCTGTTAGCGTTGGCTGCGGTTGTTCCCGCTGCTACACTGCCACTTGATCCTTGCTTATCTTGGATGCTAGCCACTACCAGCAGTGGAACGGTGCTGGCGCTAGTTGGAGCGTATTGGCTCTCATCAATAACTGAAATTTCCACACCTGGAGACACAAGTGCCATGGGTAATTCTCCTATCTTGGGATATTTATGTGCTTATGGTAAAAACACTGGCTTTTGCACAGACCTTTACAGACCTTTAACCTTAAATACCATATGGAAAGACCTACATGCCAACACTGCCAGTCTAGACCAGCA